TCTCTTGGTACGGGGTGGTACGTCGCCTGCTAAGAGGTTGCGGTCCGCAACCGTTCACCAGGTGAACGATCTCCACGTACCAGGGCGTACCGATGGGCGATGACAGACCGCGACGATCTGCAACTCAGCGCCATCCAACTCCAGTACCTGGAGTGGCTCTGCACGCCCCGCCACCTCCGCTCCCCCGAGTCGGAGGCGAAGTGGGCGACGGCGAACCACATCGACGAGACGACCCCCCGTCGGTGGAAGCGGACGGCCCACTTCCGCAAGGAGTGGGACTCCCGCATGAAGGAACTCCAGGGTACGCCCGAGCGCACCCAGGAACTGCTGGACTCCCTGTACGACCAGGGTCGTGGGTCGAAGGAGAAGTGCGAGCACTGCGGCCAGCGGGGCGGCGACGTCCGCGCGGCCGAGTTGTGGGGTCGGTGGACTGGTCAGTTGAAGGTCGCTGAGGCTCCTGCCCCTGCGCCTTCCCTGCGTGACGTATCCGACGAGCAACTGGAGCAGATCCTGCGGAGCACCGCTGAGGACGAGCTCGCCGCTCGGAGGAAGCGTGTCGAAGCGAGTCGATGACGCGATGAGAGTCCTCGATGAGGGCCTCGACGTGGACGTGAATGCGAAGGAACTACTCCGCCGCTGCCAGGAGCAGCTGCGGCTGATCGAGGAGGATCTGCATGACGACGGGTAGTTACAGGGAGGGTGACGTCGAGCGTACCGTCCTGATGAAGTCAGACGACGGCGGCGCCACCTGGTACCCTGTTCAGAACCCCGTCGGGGCTGGCGGAGGCGGGGCCACGCCCTCGTACACCGAGGGTGCGACCGACTCGACCATCGATGGTGTGGCGATGCTCTGGGAGGACACGGGCGACACGCTGCGGAGCGTGAGCGCTGCGAAGCCTCTGCCAGTGAACATCGTCGCTGGCTCCTCGTCTGGCACGCAGTACACCGAGGGCGCAGTCGATGCGACCATCGACGGCATCGCCTTCATGTGGGAGGACACCTCCGACACCCTGCGGGCTGTCTCCGCCGCCAAGCCGCTGCCCGTAGCGCAGCAGGGCAGCGTGGCAGTTACGGGAACCTTCTGGCAGGCCACGCAGCCAGTCTCGGGTCCGCTCACGGACACGCAGCTGCGGGCGTCTGCCGTGCCCGTCTCGCTGGCTGCAGTGCCTTCCCATGCGGTGACGAACGCTGGCACGTTCGCCACTCAGGCCGACACGGAACTGCCAACCGCTGCGGCTCTGGCCGATGCGGCTGGCAACCCGACCACCCCAACGGTCGGGGCTGCGAACCTGCTCTTCAACGGCACGACGTGGGATCGCTCAAGGGGCGATACCGCGAACGGGCTGGATGTGGACGTCACGCGGCTCCCCGCCTTGGTGGCGGGATCCGCTGACATCGGTGGCGTGAACCTGACGAAGGTGGCGGGGACAGCAACCGCTACTGGCTCGGGTGTGCTGGGCGCTGGCACACAGCGCGTCGTCCTGGCGACCGACCAGCCTGCGGTGGCGATCGCCCCGCAGAAGGGCTCGACGGCGACCGTCACCCAGGTCGCCTGCTCGACCACCAGCGCTCAGTTGCTGGCCTCGAACAGCGCTCGCAAGGGCGCTGCGATCTTCAACGACACGGCGGTCGTGGCGTTGGTGAAGTTCGGGACGACGGCTTCGACGACGTCCTTCACGGTGAAGTTGCCCGCTGGGACGGTCTACGACCTCAGCGGACCCGAGATCTACTACGGCCGCATCGACTGCGTGCTGGCCTCTTCGACTGGCAACGTCTACGTCACGGAGTGGTGATGCTGCGCCTTGATGGCTTGCACGTCCAGGCTCAGGCTGGGGACGACTGGACGACGATGGCTGCTGCCCTCGGCGTCACGAAGGCTGCCCTTGCTGATCGTAATGGGGCGACGATCAGCGGTGGGACGGTGACGCCCGCCATGAAGGTAGGCCGCGTGCTCCATACCCCTTTGTCGGGGGGCTGAGCATGGCCGCACCTGTCTTCACGCTCCTGGACAACGGATACGATCCTGCCGACAACCAGGTCACCAAGGCGACGGCATCCATCTCGCCTGCGGCGAACAGCCGCCTGGTGGTGATGTGCTGGAACGCCGACGGCACCACTGGGCAGGTTGTGACCCCGACTGGGCTCAGCCTGACGTGGACCGCTGGCGACCTCGACCTGGACGGTGGCCGCTGGATGGGCTGGTACCACGCGCTGTGCGGCGGCTCTCCAGGTTCGGGAGCGCTGACGCTGACGCCTGCGACCTCGACCACCATCGGCATCGCGTGGGCGATCGTGCAGATCACTGGAGCGCACACTTCGACGCCCTACCCGCAGTCGATCCTCACGCAGTTCGCCACGAACACGACGCACACGACGACACTGCCGAGCGGCACGCCCGCCAGCGTCGACTCGCGCTCCCTGCAGTTCTGGTCGCACCGCACATCGGGCACCTACACGGAGGACTCCAACTACACGCAGATGGGGACCACCGTCAACGGCTCAGGCCCCGCCTCGACGTTCTCGCAGGGCTTCTCCACCTCGGCGTTCCAGCAGAACGCGGTCGCAACCTGGCCCGCTTCGGGCCGTTCGCAGGGCATCCTGATCGAGGTGGCTGCCGCCGCCTCCACTGGCTACACGGGGCTGTGGGTGCCAGGGATGCACCGCAACCACCTTGGCTCGATGCAGTCGCAGGGGCGGGCATGAGCACAGTCGAGGAACTCCTGCAGGAGAAGGAGTGGAGGAAGTGCCGAGGCGACGGGACCGCTGAGGACTTCCTCTACTTCGTCCACGAATACTGGTGCATCCGACACCCGAAGAGGGGCAAGATCAAGTTCGACCTCTACGACGGGCAGAAGGTGGCGCTGCGCGCCTTCGTCGACCATGACCGCGTCATCTGCCTCAAGGCTCGGCAGATCGGGTGGTCGACCCTCGTGTCGGCCTACGCGTTCTGGGCCACGTTCTTCTGGCCCGACCGCTACATCGTCATGCTCTCGAAGGGCGAGCGCGAAGCGGCCAAGTTGCTGCAGAAGTCGAAGTACGGCTACCGCTTCCTGCCCAACTGGATGAAGCTGCGTGGGCCCAAGCCCACGAGCGAGACGGCCGAGAAGTTGATGTGGGACAACGAGTCGGGCATCGAGTCGCTGCCGAGCGGCAACGACCCTGCCCGTGGTGAGGCGGTCTGGCTGGCCGTCCTCGACGAGATGGCCTTCCTGCCCAACCCTGACGAGGCGTGGGCCTCGATCGAGCCGATCACTGACGTCGGTGGGCGTGTCATCGCCTTGTCCACCGCTAACGGCGAGGGCAACATCTTCCACCAGTTGTGGGAGGCTGCCCAGCATCCCGACGACCCGTTCGTGCCCCTGTTCTTCAACTGGGCCACGTCGGACCGCGACCAGGCGTGGTACGACCAGAAGATCAAGCAGGCCCGACGGCTCGGGCGTGAGTGGATCATGTGGCAGGAGTACCCCGACAACGCGGAGGAGGCGTTCATCCGCTCGGGGAACCCCGTCTTCGACTTGGAGATGCTGCGGCGAATCCAACCCTCGGATCCAGAAGTTGGTCGGCTCGTCCCGCTCGGCGGGAACGCGCAGACCCCGCAGTTCCACAACCACACCTTCGGCGAGCTCAAGGTGTGGCGCTACCCCGAGGTGGGTGGGATGTACGCCATCGGCGCCGACGTCGCCGAGGGCCTCGAACATGGCGACTTCTCGTCTGCCCACGTAGTGGCGGCGGGGACAGGGGAGGTGGTGGCTCATTGGCACGGTCACGTAGACCCCGACCTCTTCGGCGAGCAGGTTCTCGCCCAACTCGGCTGGTGGTACGGCGGCTGTCTGGTCGGCGTCGAGTCGAACATGCACGGGCTCGTCACGTTGAAGGGACTCCAGCGGGCTGGCTACAACCTGATCTACAGGCAGCGACGCGACTCCAACGTCAACCCGCTGCAGACCGAGATCCTCGGCTGGCGTACCACCAAGGCCAGCAAGCCCGTGGTGATCGATGGCCTGGCTGGTAGCGTACGTGACGAGGAGATCGATCTTCGCTGCGCTGAGACTCTGCGCGAGATGCGGACCTACCGCAGGGATGCGAAGGGCCGCATGGAGGGCTCTCCACACGACGACCGCGTGATGAGCCTGGCGATCGCCTGGCAGATGCTGAACTACGTCCACATGCCTGAGTACCAGATCGAGCAGAAGGCGGCACCTTTCACGCTCGACTGGTTCGCAGAGCAGGCGGAAGACGCGAAGCCGAAGTTCCAGGCGTCACGAATCGGCGGCTGGAACGTCCGAAGCGTGGCGTAACGTACCATCTGGTCCCGATGGACGATGGCAACGACATGCCCCTGCGGCTCTCCCCTGTCCACCGAGAACGACGCTCGTCATGGTCTTTGCTTCCGCTGCAAGGTCAGGGGCATCCAGTTCGACCTGGGCCCGCTCAAGGATCGACTCTACGGGGAGGGGCTGACGAACCGTCAGTCGCAGGAGCGGATCGTTGAGGATGCTCGGGCTCGGGGGATCGAGCCAGAGCCTGTCGGGAATCGTTGGGTGTAAGGTGTGGACTGGGGACAAGCCGCATTACTCGTGTCGGCCCTTGGCGGGCTGCTCACTGGCGCCACCAGCATCGTTCTGGCCTTTCTCAACCGACGCGCGGAGGCTGCCGATGAGGACGCCCAGGCTCGGAAGGCCAACTTCGACGAGCTTCGTTCCCTCTACCACCAAGTCAGGGATGAGCGAGATGAGTACCGCAAGCGGCTGCGTGACGCCGAGGACGAGTTCGATGCGTGGCGACGATGACCAGTGAGATCCCCGTCACCGACGCCACGGTAGACCAAGTCGTCTACCAGGAGACGAACGACAACTGGATTTCGTGGCGCAACTGGCGCCTGTGGGCCGCCATGAGCATGTTCCTGCTGTCGCTGACGGCGCTGTTCGCCGTCGTCACGACGACCATCGATCGCAACTCGAAGAACGACCAGTTGGAAGCGATCAAGGCAGAGCAGACGTGTCGGGCGAAGGCGGCTTCCGCCGTCAACATCGCCCTCACGAGCAAGGTGATCTCGCTCGGCGAGGTCGACGAGTTGGTGGGGCAGTTCGTGGTGCAGATCGCT